CAGCAATCAAAGAACTTGGAGATAGAATAGATGGAAAGGCAGAACAAACCATTACAGGAGACAGTGACCAACCAATCACAATCGTTGTCAAAACAGGAATCGACGAGTGAGGTCATTGAAACAGGTTATAAACCTAGAGAACCTCAAAAAGAAATTCACAGAGCTATGCATAACAGTCGATTTGTGGTGGCAGTCTGTCATCGAAGGATGGGCAAGACAGTTGCAGCGATTAACCAACTTATACACTCTGCTCTTAAATGTGATAAAAACAAACCTCAATTTGCTTACATCGCTCCAACCTATGGTCAAGCTAAAAGAATCGCATGGGAATACCTTGTCGAATATACGAGACCGTTGGGAGCGGAAGTTAGAGCATCAGAGCTTAGAGTCGACTTTATGGGAAGACGTATCTCACTGTATGGTGCTGATAGTCCTGATTCCCTTCGTGGTATTTATCTTGATGGTTGTGTTATTGATGAGATTGGCGACGTTAATCCTAGTCTATTCAATGAGGTTATACGACCTGCTTTATCAGATCGTTTGGGTTGGTGTATGTTTATCGGCACTCCGAAAGGTTCGAACCATTTTAAAGGTTTAAGAGACTACGCATTAGATGATGATAATCCTAATTGGGATTTAAGAGAATACAAAGCAAGTCAAACAAAACTCATACCAGAAGACGAACTAAAAGATGCTAAAAAAGCTATGGGTGATAACAAATACGAACAAGAGTTTGAAATATCATTCGATGCACCAATAGTAGGTTCATATTATGGTGAAATCATTAAGGACTTAGATAGTAAGAACCATATCAGAGATATAGAGTCAGAGAACATGACTCAAAAATGGACTGGTTGGGACTTAGGTATGAGTGATTCTACATCTATATGGGTAGCTGAGTTAGTAGGTGGTGAAGTAAGGATAATGGATTACTATGAGGATGGTGGACAATCATTAGACCACTATGTAGGTTGGTTAAAAGAGCATGGATATGAAGACTACAATCACATATTACCTCATGATGTAATGGTCAGAGAATTAGGTACAGGTAAGAGTAGACATGAGTTGCTTACAGATGCAGGATTAAAGATAGAAGTAGCTAAGAAGATGTCAGTAGAAGATGGAATACAAGCAGTTCGCGCAACGTTACCAAGCACATGGTTTAAAAACACTTCAAATGTAAACAAGGGTTTGGAATGCCTGCGCAACTATAGACGCGAGTTCAATGAGAAGCTAAATGTCTACAATAATAGACCTTTGCACGATTGGAGCTCACATGCTGCTGATGCTTTTAGATACTTATGTATTGGTATAGACAAGAGTGGTAACACACATCATACTGATTGGAACAAACCAATAGATGATACTTATAAACAACAATATATGTAGGAGAAGACATGATAGACACATTAAAAGCTGTATGTAGTATGCTTATTATATTAAGTATGTGCTTAACAGCAGCTAATATATACCCTTACAATCTTTACATTGCAGTCTTACCTACTATAGGTTGGATATATATATCATGCGTATGGAAGGATAAGAGTCTAATAGCTATGAACGTAACTGCTTTGGTTATTTATGTCATAGGTATACTAAATTATGTAACAAGTGTGTAACAATTAGGTTACAAATCAATAACATAGGAATAAGAACAAGCATGAATGAAGAAGAGATTAAGCTACTAATAGAGGAGAATATAGACCAAGCTACGAGTTTCGTTAACTCTGAAGTCGATGCTGATAGAGAGACAGCTTTAGACTACTATTTACGTAGACCTTATGGAAATGAGGTACCTGGTAAGAGTAACGTAGTAACAGGTGAAGTAGCCGAAGCAGTAGACGGCGCATTACCTCAGTTGATGAAGGTATTTACACAACCAACAGACGTAGTAGAGTTTACTCCAACAAACGATGGAGATGCTACAGTCGCAGAAGATGTAACTATTTATGTTAATCATATCTTTAATAAGGATAATGATGGTGCTATATTACTACACAATTGGTTTTGGGATGCATTAGTACAGAAGAATGGTATCATTAAAGCATATTGGAATGAAGCTAAAGAACCTGTAACAGAGTCATATGAAGGACTAGACTTAGAAGAGTTAACTGTTATCATGCAAGGCGATAACGTTGAAGTAATAGAACAAGAAGAAGTAAGAGAGGTACCAGAAGAGAAGTATGGCGAAAATGGTATGCCTGTTGACCAAGAAGACATTGTAACATACAACGTAAAGCTTAAGAGACATGTAGAAGATTCAAAGGTTAAGATAGAGAACGTACCAACAGAAGAGTTCTTAATAGACAGTATGGCTACATCTATACAAGATGCTAGATTCGTATGTCAAAGGTCATTAGTTACAAGAGCAGAGTTAGTAGAGTTAGGCTATGATAAAGGTACAGTTGAAGAGTTACCATTAGATGATGCTAATGTTACAACTATGGGAGACTACAGAAGAGATGGTAGTTACAACATAGGTGATGAGACATCAGATAGAACACAACAACTTATTACATATTATGAATGCTACTTAGATGTAGGTGATAACAATGGTGAAGCTACTAAACATAGAATCTGTTATGCAGGTAAGACTATATTAGCAGACGATGAGATAGATTATGTACCATTCTATTCATTATGTCCATTTCCTATTCCACATCAATTCTATGGCCAATCATTAGCTGATAGAACAATGGACTTACAGTTCATTAAGTCAACGATTACCCGACAAATGCTAGACAATCTATACTTAACGAATAATAGTAGAGTAGGAGTAGTAGAAGGACAAGTCAACATCGATGATGTACTTAACTCAACAGCTGGTGGAGTAATAAGAATGAAGAATCCTGCTGCTATTGTACCTATGCAAGTACAGAGTAGTGCAGCACAATCATTTCCTATGCTTCAATACTTAGACGAAGTACAATCTAAACGTACTGGTGTTAATGATATGAACCAAGGTTTAGATGCTAATGTATTACAGAATGTATCAGCAACAGCGATAGCAACTATGACTGCTCAATCGCAAGGTAAGTTAGAGCTTATGGCTCGTATCTTTGCAGACACAGGTGTTAAAGAACTTATGCAAGGTATATTACATCTTGTATGTAAGTATCAAGATAAAGAACGTATGTTACTTATTGCTGGTAATCCTGTTACTATTGACCCAACAGAGTGGAAGAACTTATATAACGTATCAATCAACGTTGGATTAGGTAATGGTGGTACTGATGAGAAGATAGGTATGTTACAAATGGTATTAGCTAAGCAAGAGATGATTATACAACAGTATGGTTTAGGCAATCCATTAGTAGACATTAAACAATATAGAGATACGTTAGCTAAGTTTATTAATATATCTGGTATGAGAGATGATGCTCAATTCCTTAAAGAAATAACTGATGAACAATCTCAACAAATGGCTCAACAAGCTCAACAAAGTGCTAATCAATCTCCACCTGAAGTACAAGCAGCAGAAGCTATCGCTAAAGCTGAGATGGAGAAAGCGCAGATGAAGCAACAAACTGATGCTCAAAAGAATGAGTTAGAAATGCAGAAGGCTATGATGAAGGTACAGATGGAAGAGCAACACTTAGCACTTAAAGCTAAAGAGCAACAGATCGAAGCAGCAAGAGACTTACTTAAAGTTGAAACAGAAAGAGCTAAGTTAGAAGCTGATATATCTGCTAAAGAAGTAGAGTTAGCTATTAAGATGAAAGAAGTAGATAACAAAGAGGAAGATAACGATATGAAGACTGTTTTATCTGCTGTTGACAAGATGGCAAAGGCTAACAATGCTGCTTGATGGACAATATAATATACAACAACAATACCTAGATAAAACCAAAGGTAATGGTTATGAAGGTATGACTCCTGAGCAAGAAGCTTATTGGCGTCAAGATAACATGAATGATATTCAAGATGGCTTTAGAGATGCTTTCACAGGTACAGCTGAAGGTTTATTATCAGCACCTGTTGGTATGGCTGAAGCAGTTGTTGGTTTACCTATGGATGTATATGGAGCAGCTAAAGGTTTAAACGCAGCTTATGATGCAGAAGATGGTAAAGGTATGGATGCATTCTTACAAGAGTACGATAATACTCCAATGACAACTCAATGGATACAAGAGAGAACTAATGAGTATCTACCTGAATGGATGCAAGGTGATAGTGCTGGTAGTTGGGGTAGATTTGGTGGAGAATGGTTAGCACCTGGTGGTTACTTCAAAGCTCTTAAAAGATTAGGTTTAGGTAGCAAAGAGTTAACTGGTGCAAGTCTATTAGGTGGAGGTACTGCAATTGAGTAAGTTTAATAGTCCTAAGTTAATGAAGCTAATGGGAGC